TGAAAGATGGTGCACAACCCGAAATTGTGAAGGAATTCGAGGAGTACAAACGACAGCAGGAAGGAGCCAATAAAAAGGAGCAGCCTTGTAAAGTGTGTAAAATTACACTTTACTTCTGCGCCGAAAAGTATTATAATTAAGCTGTAAATAGTTACCAGTCTTAAACTGGATTCAAGCTGACCAAGCAGTACCAACTTGGAGAAAGGAAGAAATGATGTTCAATGCAGATGACGGCAACAAAAACTCTGGCGCTGGCAACAACCCTGCAGGTGCAGATGACAGCAAGGGTGGCAACAACCCCGCAGGGGAGCAGCCAAAAACCTTCACTCAGGAAGACGTAAACCGCATTGCCGCCAGAGAAAAGCAGCAGGGAAGTGCTTCAGCCTACAAGGAACTTGGCTTTAATTCAGCTGATGAAGCCAAGAAAGCTATCGAAGCTTGGAGAAAGTCAGACGATGACAAGAAGGATGAAGCTACCAAAGCCAACGAAGCCAAAGCTGCCGCTGAAAAGGCTACAGCTGATGCTAATGCAAAAGCCCTCACGCTGGAGCGAAAGCTCGCAGCCATTGAAGCAGGGGTTGACCCTAAGAATGCTGATGATGTTGTGACTCTTGCTTCTGCAAAGACCAACGATTCCACAACCTTTGAGGCGGCTCTTGAAGCTATCAAAAAGAGCTATCCGTCCATGTTCAAGGCATCTGCTGGAGATAACAACGGAGGAACTGGGAATAACAGCAACGGAGCACGTGGCGGTAGTGGAGCTGGTGAGAGTATGGGCAAGCGACTCGCTGAAAAGAGGGCATCATCACTTCCCAAAGAAAACCCATATTTCAAATAGTTTAACAAGGAGGAATTAACACTATGGGCATCAAGAAAGAAACTGTTGTGTCTCCCACCCAGATTCTGTTCATGACACAGCCGTATGCCGCTGTTGGAGTTCAGGTCACCAATACAGGTATCTCTGCTGACTCCGATGGCAGAAAGATTCTCAAGGCAGGAACTCCTGTCACTGGGTCTCTTCAGGCAAGAGGTACTGCTTTTGTAAAGGCAAGTACCACTGAGGGAGTATCTAATGCTGTTGGCGTTGTCGTTCACGACGTGGACGTCACCGATGGCGCAGAGAACGGAACTCTCCTCATCTTTGGCTTTGTTGACCTGAACAAGCTCGACACTGCCACCGCTGCACTTATAACTACTGAGGTTGAGACCGCCCTCAAGGGCAAGGTCACTTTCCTCAAGTAAAGAGAGGTGAAACACAATGCCGAGAACAATTTTTGACCTCGTAACTGCTACTGAGCTTGTCTCCTACTGGGAAGAGCTCAACAAGGACAGAGCTCCCTATCTGGGAGAAACACTTTTCCCCAACCAGAAGAAGCTGGGTCTTGACCTCAGCTGGCTGAAGGGTAGCAAGGGTCTTCCTGTTGTACTGAAGCTCTCTGCTTTTGACGCACAGGCAGTACCCAGAACCAGAATTGGCTTTGAAAAGCTGTCCGCTGAAATGCCGTTCTTCAAGGAGTCTCTGTATGTCGATGAGCAGCTCCGTCAGGAACTCAACAAGGTTCTTGAGTCTGGTAATCAGGCATACATCGACGCAATCATGAACCGCATCTTTGACGACAACACTACTCTTATTGAAGCAGCAGAAGTCGCAAGAGAGCGCATGAGAATGATGCTTCTGACTACTGGCGTTATCACCATGGCGTCCAACGGTCAGGCATACACCTATGACTATGGCATTCCTCTCACTCACAAGCCGACCGTTAATGCAAGCTGGGCAACCACAACTACGGACATCGTTTCGGACATCCGTGGCTGGCAGGATATGATTGAAGACGAGACTGGTGTACGTCCGACCCGCAGCCTTGTCTCCCGCAAGACTTGGGGATACTTCCTTGCCAACCAGAACATCCGTAATGCTGTATTGGGCAACAACTCTGGCGCTGCCGTTTCCGATGCACAGGTAACTACCTACCTGATGAACACTCTTGGTCTGTCTGTAGCGGTCTACAGCAAACGCTACAAGAATGAGAGTGGCGTAAGCACCAAGTACGTGCCCGATGACATCTTCTCACTGTTCCCTGAGGGCACTCTGGGTAACACTTGGTTCGGTACCACTCCTGAGGAAAGCGACCTCATGGCAAGCTCTGCCGTTGACAATGTGGCTATCGTTGATACTGGTGTGGCAGTTACTACCATGCGTAGGGCTGACCCTGTCAATGTTGAGACCAAGGTCACCCAGATTTCTCTGCCGAGCTTCGAAGCCGCAGACCAGCTCGTTATTGCTGACATCATTCCTTAATAGGAGGTCTAGGTCATGCTAACTATCAAGAAAGATGGTCAGACCCTTACAGTTGCAAAGGGAGCATTTGATGCTCTCTTTGCCCCTATGGGGTGGACAAAGGTTGAAAAACCTTCTTCTCCTGACCACAAAAATAAGAGAATGCACCCTCAGCCCGAGAGAATTGCTGATTTAAACCCCGATTTTCCTATCGGTGGTAACTTACCCAGTGATGGTCTCGAACTCACGGCAGAGGAGGAGTTTGGCACAGAAAATGAGGACATTCTCCCTCCCGATGAACCCCTTGAAGACGATGAGGTAGAAATTCCTCTTTCAGAGATGACCATTAGCCAGCTTATTGAGTTTGCTGATGCCCACAACATTGACATATACGGCATCTCTGGCAAAAAGTCCATAAGAAAGGCTATTGAAAACCAGTTGAAGAAGTAGGAGGGTCACATGGCTGTAGTGAACGATGCCGACCTTGTCTATATGAAGAATATTCTTCGTGAAGACGTCATGCATATGTTCAGTGATGCGCAGCTGGCAGATATGCTTCAAAGAGCGGACTCGCTTGATGAAGCTATATACAAGGCAGCCATCCAAAAGTCTGAAAACACAAGCCTGATAGTCAGCGGAGTCACAGTTGCAGACAGCTCGGCATACTTCTTGAGAATAGCACGTACCCACAGACCAAACAACACTGGAACGCTGAAAGGGGAGTGAGCTCCGTGCTTGAAAACCAAGTTCTTTTGTGGAGGGTCAAACAGAATATAGCTTGGAGAGGGTCAAACTACACATTTCTCAGGCATCCTATGAATGAATTTAAAGAGAAGTCTGAGCAACCTGTAGAGATTACAACTTTTAAGGGCTTTTTCTATGACGGCTCAGCAGAACACACATATTTTACAGCAGTAGACGGTGCAACTGTAACGGCTCCTACAGTCCCTTACATCATTGCTCCCTGGGAAGATGTTCAAGCCCTTGCCTCAAGAGACCTTGTTGAAATCAATAGTAAAACATATAGAGTTGTTGACATCAACAACGTACAAGAGAGAAGCATAGTTGGAATTGTTTCCTTGGAGACAGAGCAATGAAGTTTGATTCAAGCAGCATGAAAAACATCCTTGAGCTGATGAACAACAGGTCTGAACAGGCCATAAGAACCTACCTTGACACATCAGCCACACAGATGGAAGACTATGCTCGCAAGAATGCTCCTTGGACAGACCGCAGTGGGAGCGCACGGCTGCGGTTGAAAGCTCACACAGAAAAGCGAGCCAACGGTTTTCGTATTGTGATAGCTCATGGGGTCACCTATGGCATCTACCTTGAGCTGGCACATGAAAAGCGGTTCGCAATCATACCGAGCACTCTCAACTATGGCACAACCAAGGTTGTTCCAGGATTCAACAAACTGTTAGAAAGGCTGCGCAATGGCTAATACAAGATGGGCAGATATATTCAATCATCTTCAGCAAGCTGGGTATGATGTGTATCCTCCAGGAGTAAAGGAGGGTAAATGCACGCAGCGGTACATAGTTGTGAAAGACGCAGGAATTTCTGAAGCCGCATCGGTGTCAAGCAACCTTGCTCTGTATGATGTAATGCTATACGTTCCCAAGCACTCATACAGCACATTAGAGGCATGGAAGAATGAAGTTCAGTCTGTAATGGATGGATTATTCCCTATGATAAGACCTACTCACTTTGTTTCTACCAGCTTTTATGATGAAACTGTTGAGGCTTGGATGGTGTCAGTTCAGTATCAAAATGTTCAAAAGAAAGTGAGGGCATAGAAATGTCAATCAAAAGAGCGGCAGCAATTCCGACAATTGATGTCAACCTCGTCACTGTTCAGTCAAACGAGTCTGGCGCAGACGAGATAATCCTTGATACCGCATCACAGATTCAGGTCGAGGTACAGACTGATACAGAAGATGCAGTTAGGCTCGTTATAAAGGGTGTTCTCAAGGCTCAGAAGCCCGAGCAGAGCACAATAACAGGCAATCAGATTACGCTTACTGACAACGTGTTTACTCCTGAGCTTGTAAAAATCCTTCAGGGTGGAACCGTTGTCTACGACACGCTTGACCCGACCAAGATTGTCAGCTACACACCTCCCGTTGCTGGCTCTTCAGAGAAGGGTAAAATATTCACTCTGAAGGCTTACTCCGCACAGTATGATGCGAGTGGTCAGATTGTAAACTACGAGTGTATAAGCTATCCCAATTGTCAGGGTGTTCCTATCGCATTCGGTGCAGAAGACGGTGTATTCCGTGCAACCGAATATACGATTAACAGTGCTCCTAACACAGGAGAGGCCCCGTATACCATTACGTGGGTTGATACCCTGCCGACTCCTTCCGTTTAGAGGTGAAACATGGACACAAAGATTACAAGCCTTGAAGAGCTTAAATCTTTTGCTGCTGGTGAAGTGGTTGAGCTCCCTCCCTTTGTGGAGGGACACCCACTCACTGTACGTATGCGCAGACCGAGCCTTATGGTGCTCATGAAGAAGGGTAAAATCCCCAACCAGCTGCTGAATACAGCCAATAAGCTGTTCACTTCCACAGCAGGTAAGGACGATTACCTGTCGAATCCTGAGTTTTTTGCTCAGACCCTTGAGGTTATGGACATTCTTGCTGAAGCTGCTCTGATTGAGCCAAGCTTTAAGGACGTAAAGGAGGCAGGGCTTGAATTTACGGACGAGCAGTATATGGCAATATTCAACTATACACAAAAGGGTGTGGAAGCACTCAAGCCCTTTCGTACAAAGTAGGAGAATTCTGTCTGTTATACAGATGTCCAAACTTTATGGGTGCAAGCCGAGTCAAATTGTGGGGCTCACATCAGAGTATGACTCTTTCTGTTTTGATGAGGCTTGCTGTGAAATTATACTGCGAATTCAGAAAGAGGAAGAGCCAATATTTGTGGAAGAGCAACAGCCTAAACACTTCAGCTCTTTCTCCGCTCTGTATAAACAATATGAAAGGAGATAGCTATTATGTCAGTTGACGTTGGTCGTGCAGTCGGCTATCTTGAACTGGATACAAGCAACTTCTCCCAGGGCTTTCAGACAGCTCTTAATGACCTGAAAACATTTGAAGATAGCACCGCTTCCATTGAGGACAAGTTGGCTTCAGTGGGCGGTGCTATGTCGTCTGTAGGAAGTACCATGACCAAGAGTGTCACCCTTCCGTTGGCAGGAATCGGTGCTGCTTTTGTTAAAACCACGTCAAGTTTTGATGAAGCCATGTCTCAGGTTCAGGCCACTATGGGTATTACAGCAGAGCAGATTGCTAACAATACCAACGGCGCAGCTGATGACATGGAGGCACTCAGAAACATAGCCAAAGAAATGGGTGCTTCTACAAAGTTTACAGCAAGTGAAGCAGCTGAAGGCTTGAACTATATGGCATTAGCTGGTTATGACGCTCAGACTTCAATTAAAATGCTGCCTACTGTGTTAAACCTTGCTGCGGCTGGGGCTATGGAACTTGGTACTGCTTCTGATGTCGTTACAGACGTTCAGTCAGCTCTTGGTTTGAGCCTTGACGAAACAACAGTTCTCATTGACCAGATGGCCAAAACCGCTTCAAGCTCCAACACAAGCGTAGCACAGCTGGGTGAAGCCTTGCTGACTATCGGAGGCACTGCCAGATTTATGGCTGGCGGAACTGAAGAAGTCACAACAGTTTTAGGCATACTCGCAGATAATGGTATAAAAGCCAGCGAGGGAGGCA